GAAGCATCTTGTATTTGAATACGACGAGGATGCTACTGCATTTTCCTTAAGATTTGGAATAAAGAAAATCGAAACAACACTCGATAAGATGATAAAAAATGAAGAAAGTATTAACTGACGTAGATATTGACGTTTTTGGAAGAGATAAAATCCTAGAAGGATTGGAGTGCATCTTTGGCCGCATTGACCGTCCAGACGGTAAGTTTGAAAAACATAACACAGGTGTATTCTTTCAAAATATTCCGCGTGATCCAACTACCAATGTCTCTACATTAGATCATAGAATTGCGAAAGACTATGGATATTTTAAGATTGATTTTCTTAATGTTAATATGTATGAGGGTGTCAGGAGTGAGGAACATCTGCAATCGCTTATGGATAAAGAACCGCCGTGGGATTTTTTTGAGTATGAAGAAATAACTGATCGGTTATTCCATCTGAATGGACATAGCAATCTGCTTGTTAAATATAGGCCACAATCTGTAGAAGATTTGGCAATGATTCTTGCAATTATGCGACCAGCAAAGGCTTATTTACAGCAACACGGCTGGGAAAGTATTAGGAAGAATGTTTGGGTAAAAGTTGAGGGCGACGAAAACTATCAGTTCAAACGTTCTCACGGTATTGCCTACGCAATTGCTATTATCGTGAATTTGAATTTACTGATAGAGAAACTGTCTAAGGACTAATCCGCTCTTCTAATCAGCTGAATTTGACGCTTCTTAATACGCTTCTTCATTATGTTATTCAGGCTCGTAATAGAACCAAACATAATTTCTACGTCCTTATTCACTACCGTCTTCATGCAGTATCGAAATTGCTGCATTTGTCCTTGTAGGAAAATGTTGATAGGCAACAGTCTGTTGCTTTCCCACCACCATGTTTCGCCGTGTTCGAGAAAAACAATCTTTTCTTCAGGGGAGCGAATAGATTCGTAATCGTAAAAGCTTATAATTTTATCGTCGGAATTTTGAATAATGCCAATATATTCGTGTGTCTGGCACCGCAATCCACTGAGAAAGGGGAATTTTTCTTGAATTTGAGTTAAATCGATCATATAATACTATTTATTATTAGTAGTGGTATTATTGATAAATAGTGATATGGACACGCAATTTTATACATATATCTATAGAGATCCGTCGAGAAATTCTGAACCCATCTATGTAGGAAAGGGATTTGGGAATAGAGCATGGGTCCATATTAAGTATAGTAAGAAGAGACACCCGTTTATTCAGAGATTGAGGTATATGAAGGATAATGGGGTTGTTCCCACAATTGAAATTATAAATGCGCTGGATGAATCACACGCATTTTTATTAGAAGAATGCTTAATTGGTATAATGGGAAGAAAAGATCTTAATAGGGGAACTCTTTTAAATTTAACAAACGGCGGCGAAGGCAATGCCGGCCGCACGTTCAGTCATACACCCGAAACAAAGGAAAAGATGAGAATTGCGAAGATCGGAAAACCCGGACATGCCCGCTCACCGGAATCTAGAAAGAAAATATCAAACTATCAAAAAATAAGAGAAAGAACACCCGATTTTTGTCAAAAACTAAGAGTAAAGAGGCCCGGGACAGGAATTGCACTATCTGGGAGAAAGAGACATATTGTTGAATGTCCACATTGTAACAAATCTGGTGGTGTAGGTGCCATGGGTAGATGGCATTTCAATAATTGCAAATCTCAGGTAAATATATAAAATGGACATCACATTTAATAAGGTATATTTGTATGATCATGTTAGACAATTACTTGCAGTTGGTGATACTTTCTGCTCATGCAAGGATAACGGACCAATGAATAAAAATCCACTCAAGGCACATAAAGGAATTGATAACAGACTAATATTTAGAGTATTGGGACCTGATAGAATTCCTGTTGATATTGCATGTAACCAGCAGGTCTTTGCAAGAATTATTGATCCCGATAATAGAGCCATTGTATTAGAGAAACTTTGCAGACTTGGCCCAGCAAAGGGAATTATTACGTTAGAACTTGATAGCGGTGACATTACAGATATTCATGCCGGACTCTACACAATGGTATTGATTAGAACTGAAGAATTTGTGGTTAACGTACCAGACTATTATATTGAGAAGCCATTATATAGTGATTATGATGATAATGTTGCAATGGAAATTGAAATTACTGAACAAGGACTGAAATCACCGGTACCAAGTGTTACATTATTGCCTAAAGACTGGACCCCAGATATTCTTGCGCCATTAACAGTTAATCCACGTCCTTGTTTCTACACAGGTAGAATACCCGGTGGTCGTGTACTCAACCATAAAGAGTCTGTCCAGTCATTCTCCACCTACACCGAGCACTTCACTGGTATACTTGAAATTTGGGGTACATTAGAAGAGACACCAGATCCATATCTTAACGATACCCGTTGGTTTAAGATCTTTCCATCGAGTATGTCGCAGGATATACAATTTACAGGGTACACAGGTACGCAAGCGTGGACATTTGCTGCAAACTTTATGTGGTTGAAGTTTAGGTACTTCCCTAGCACTGAAGTGTTAGATCCCGGCATCATGGCAAAGTTGATTGTTCGAACATAATTGATTTTCACTAGAGAATCTGTTATAGTTATGCAATGATTATAGATGTCCTTAAAGATGCCATCCTCCAAAACATAGGCCCGTTAAAACAGGCCCCTAAAGGCTGGCATAAGCGCCACTGTATGCTTTGCCATACACAGGGCCACGGAAAAGATACTCGTAATCGTTTCGGAATTCAATTTAATCCACAGTCTATAGCTATGAATTGCTTTAACTGTGGATTTTCTGCTGGATACACAGAAGGCAAAGAATTATCTAAGGCATTCAAGTTTTTCTTAGGTCAGCTCAATATAAATGAAAAGTTTATTGAACAGATTGAGTTTGAAATATTCAAACAGAAAAATCAGATTCACAGTATTCGAGAAGGTGATGAAGAAGTAAAAATTGAGGATAAAGAGAACAAATTTAGGGCTTTGTTCCAAAAGTGGAAACCGATGGAGTTGCCGGAAGATTCTCTATCTATGAATGAATGGTTAGAGGCTGGGTTAGATGACCCCGAATTTCTAAAGGTAGTCAACTATGCTGTAGACAGAAAGTTGTTTAATCTTAGCGAATTCTATTGGTCACCCATACATCAACACAATCTGAATCAGCGATTGATCATTCCCTATTACTATAAGGGTAAAACCGTAGGATTTACAGCTAGACTCTATTATGAAGTACCTGATAAATCTATCCCCAAATACTATCAGCAGTGTCCACCTGACTTTGTCTATAACTTGGATCATCAGCAAGGTTGGGCGCGTAAATACGCAATCGCTACAGAAGGTGTACTAGATGCCTGGGTAACTGATGGCATAAGTATATTGGGTGAGATAGGTCAATCAAAAATAGACATTATAAATCGTTTGCAGAAACAGGTTATTGTTTGCCCTGATAGAGATAAGAAGGGATGGGATCTAGTAGAAGTGGCTATAGAGAATAATTGGGCTGTATCTTTCCCGAAGTGGGATATGGATATCAAAGACGCAGCAAAAGCGGCAGAGAAGTATGGAAGATTGCTAACAACGTATTCTATAATTTCGTCTGCTGTCTCGGGCAAGGACAAGATACAATTAAGATGGGATATTGAACAGAATGAGCGACAGAGACGACGCCAGCGAAATTAACGACTATAGCAAGGATATCGAGGATCTATTCATCAGCTTTATGATGAGTAATAAGGATCTCTTTGTTCGTTGTAAAGGCATCATCAAGTCGGGCTATTTTGATGATAAACAGAATAGAGATACCGTAGCCTTTATTGAGGGATATAGTACATCTTTTTCTATTATACCTTCATTAGACGAAATTAAGGCTGTAACAAAGAAAGATATTAGAATTATGGAGGTTGATGCAGCCGTCCATGATAAGTGGTTCTTGCGAGAGTTTGAAAAGTTCTGTAAACATAAGGCACTAAGAGATGCAATTCTAGCATCTCCCGAAATGCTTGATCAGGGTAGATATGGTGAAGTCGAAGCCACAATTAAGGCAGCCGTGCAGATTGCATTGGTTAAAGATTTGGGACTTGATTATTTCGCTGATCCAAAGGCGAGACTTGAGGCACTTAGGGAAAATAAAGGACAATGTTCAACTGGTTGGAAGTCGGTCGATGACAAATTGTTCGGTGGATTAAATAGGGGAGAAATAACAATCTTCGCTGGACAATCTGGTGCAGGTAAGTCATTGTTCTTGCAGAACCTTGCGGTTAATTGGGCAATGGCAGGGATGAATGTTGTATATCTTTCACTAGAACTTAGTGAAAAGTTATGTGCAATGCGAGTTGACGCAATGATTACAGGATATGAAACACGCGATGTCATGCGTAACATTGATGATGTTCATATGAAGATTAGGGCTTCGCAGCAAAAACATCAAGGTTCTTTGCGTATCAAACAGATGCCAAACGGTTGTACAACTAATGATTTGCGTGCATTCATTAAGGAATATGAAATTCATTCAGGGAAGAAAGTTGATGCAATTTTAGTTGACTACCTTGATCTTATGTCCCCGATGAGTAAGAAGATTTCAGCAGAAAATCTGTTTGTTAAGGACAAGTATGTTACTGAGGAGTTGCGTAACCTAGCAGTTGAACTTGATATAATTACAGTTTCAGCATCGCAGTTAAATCGTGGTTCGTACGAAGAGATTGAATTTGATCCAAGCCATATTGCCGGTGGTATTTCTAAAGTCAACACAGCAGATAACGTAATTGGTATCTTTACAAGTGCAGCAATGAAGGAAGGTGGAAGATATCAAATTCAGTTCATGAAAACACGTTCCAGTTCTGGCGTTGGATCTAAGGTCGATCTGGCATTCAATAATAGGAGCTTAAGAATTAGTGATCTAGAGGAAGATGCCGATAATGCTATTACAGCAACCTCAAAGAATATCTATGAACAATTGAAAAAGAAGAGCGTTGTTAGGTCAGGGGAGAAATTAGACGCTGAGTCAGGGGAAATTACGAAATTTACTCAAAATGAGACAAAGGTAAACCCTCTAGAAGGTGCGGCAGCATTGCGGGCATTCGTAAAGAAAAGATAAAATATTAGTTTAGCTGATAAATAGTTAAACGCATTTGGAGTCGATAAATTGTCTATTAACCGCAGAAGCCGCTCAATTCTTGAAGAAATTAGTGCCTATGTTCCTCAGAAAAGCAAAGAAGAGCTAATTGAGGCAAGAGCACAGCACATTATAGTTTCTGCTATTAATCTGCTGGAATCTATTGACGAATCCTTTTCACCCGAAGATGCCGAGGCATTAAAGAAGCGTTTTGTTTCCAGTATACGCGGTGCTGATCCTAATCGCTTTACAAGAATGGTAAAACGTATCAAGACGGGATTCG